TCACGCTATCGCCTGAGTAATCAGTAGCGCCAAAACAATTAACGTAAACCAGGGCCAAGGCGTCGCCCAGGGCGACCGCGCCTTCATTGCCTGTATTTGGCCAATCGCATTTTGAACGGTGGCTTGTTGGAGGTGGAGATCCTTGATGGCGGCTTTCATGACGTCAGCTTCCACGTAGGTCGCAGCATCAACTGCAAGTAGCTCAACCTCTTCTAGCAGCCGGAGCACTTCATGCAGCCGGGGTAGCGCGTTTGGGTCGAGCGTGCCAAGCAAGGCCATGGCCTCTTGATGCTTGCTCGTAGCTAGCTTTAGCATCTGGCTAATGTGTTCGACGGCAGCGTCGGGCAGTTCAGGATCGGCAGGGTCCATTGCGGATGTCATTTCAATTAACAACCAGATCCGGCACTTGCCGATCCGTTTCCAACTTCAATGCCAAGGACCAAAGCGGCGTCTTGGTGAACATCCGCTCTCGATTGAGGCCTTCTCCCACCACGTGCTCCTGCAAAAGCCCTAGCCATAGGAGCGGCCGCAAGACTTGGATGTAGAATGCGGATCTGACCCGGCTGTGCCCAAGGCTGCCTTCGTTGGCGTTACTGCCGAATAGCGCCTGACAAAGGTGATCGTCGCTACATCCCGCATGGACTTCCACGTTGATTACGTTGATGAAGATATCCCAGTTGCCGACGATGGTGTCATCAAAGCGGCTATGCTGGCTGTGGTCGTAGCCATGCATGAGGTGCTCGGCTAAAATGGCTAAGACGGTACCTGGGTGGTGCCTGACTTTCGTTCCCCACTTCGATATTTGCATCACACCTTTTTGGTGGCGTGCCAGTTTCAGCCCAACGAGCAGATCGTGCAGCACTACCAAAGGTGGGAAGTCGTCTTCATTGAGTACCTTGTTAAAGGAGTAGAGGTCCGCGGCGGTGTATTCCGGCCAAGCGAAGGATTCCGCTGCCCATTCCACAAAGTAGCGTTTCAGGGCCTTTGATGGCGTCAGGCCTATAGAGCCGTTGACCTCCATATATTCGAGGGTCAGTAGCGCAGCCCTCAAAAGCGGCGAGATCTCAACTGCTAGGTTTTCTGCTTCCGGGGAGATAATACCGATCATTGATGCAGTGTGCCGGAAATGCATGCTAAGACCAACCCCTGAGGTTGGCCTTACTCCCGACCGTTCAAGCTACCCCAAATGTCGACTTTTCTTGCTCGGCCCACGGTAATTCCGATACCATCCCCAGTTCCTTAATCGAAACCTCAGGTGATACGCGTGCAACTAGTAGTTTCTCCAGCACGGCTGGTGACAGATAGGCCAACCTCAGCATTGGCCCAACATAGCGGTCCGATACGCCCTCGGCTTCAGCGATATCGGAAAGGGTCGCAGCAGCACCCGTTTCAAGTTTCCGTCTCCAACCCCACGCTTTGGCGATTGCCTTCAGGATGTGCGGGGCCACCCCGCCGGTGTCTGGCACCATATCGACTGGCGGCATGATCTTGGGCCGCCCGTTGGGCTTGCGGATGGTGAGCGGGATGAACACCCGCGTGGTGACAGGTGCGTTCATGCTGCTTGTCTCCGTTCGGGCGCTATCATTTCGCGAATGACCGATCCAAGGCCATCGGTGCGCAGATCGACCGCGAGGCCATCGGCGCTGACTGTGACCCGCTCAATCAGTAATCGGGCGATGCGCGCCTGCTCGGCCGGAAACAGAGCTTCCCAAAGTCCATCGAACCCGGCCAGCGCGGTGACAACATCGTGCACGTCTATGTCGGGGTCACTTCGGCGCGCTGCCTCCACTGCGCGCGCCGCAATTTCCGGGGCGCGCAGCAGGTCTCGGATGTGCTGGATGACCGCACCCTCTACCATTCCGGCGTTCAGCCGGACAAACCCAGCAGTACCTTCGCCCGCCCGGTTCCGGATCGCGTCCATTGAAGTGTAATAGCGATAATGGCGGCTGCCTTTCTTGGTGGCGGTTGGTGTCATGGCCACGCCGCTTGCAGTAAAGATCAGCCCCTTGAGTAACGCTGGCGTCTGGGTTCGGGTGTTCGCCGCGCGCTGCCGGGGGCTCTCCTGCAAGATGGCGTGGACCTGATCCCACAGTTCATGCGTAATGATGGCCTGATGCTCGCCCGGATAACTGGTGCCCTTGTGGACTGCCTCGCCGAGGTAGAGCCGGTTGCGGAACAGTTTGTACAAGAACCCCTTGTCGATCGGCTTACCGCGCTTGTTGATCGAACCTGCCGCTACCAGTTCTCGGGTCAGCAGCGTCGCTGATCCAAGCTTAACAAACCGCTGGAACATCTTACGGACCCTGTCTGCCTCAGCTTCGTTGATGATAAGCTTTCGGCCTTCGACATCGTAACCCATTGGCACAAAACCGCCCATCCACATTCCTTTTGCGCGGGAGGCCGCAAACTTGTCACGAATGCGTTCGCCGGTGACCTCGCGCTCGAACTGGGCGAACGACAGCAGGATGTTGAGCGTTAAACGGCCCATGGAGGTTGTGGTGTTAAACGACTGGGTGATGGAGATGAACGTGACACCGTGCTTGTCGAACACCTCCACCAGCCGCGAGAAGTCCATCAGGGAGCGTGACAGGCGATCAATTTTGTAGACCACCACGACATCAACCAGCCCAGCCTCGATATCCTCAAGCAGCATCTTGAGCCCCGGACGATCCAGTGTCCCTCCTGAGAACCCGCCGTCATCATAATGCTCGCGCATACATAGCCACCCTTCGGCACGCTGGCTGGCGATATAGGCCTCGCAGGATTCCCGCTGGGCATCGAGACTGTTGAACGCCATGTCCAACCCCTCTTCGGAGCTTTTGCGGGTATAGATAGCGCAGCGCAGGCGGCGAGGGGGTGCTGCCTCCTTCATGCTGCAGTCCTCTTGTTTGCTCGAAGGCCAAAGAAGCGGTAGCCGTTCCACTGTGTGCCGGTAATATTGCGCGCAATCGCCGAGAGCGATTTATAACGGCGGCCCTGCCAATCAAAGCCATCTCGCAGCACGGTAATGATATGCTCTGCGCCATCCCATTCACGAACCAGCCTTGTGCCAATGACAGGGTTGCGCGGATCGCTGATAACTGACCTGCGCACCTTCTTACCGTCTACCTCGTCGGCCAAGGAATCGAGTAGCCGGACGACTGGCTTGGATGGACCGCCATAGGTCAGCTCCTGGATGCGATAGGCAATCCGCAGTTCTAAGAACGAGCGGCTGTTGTTGGGTGCCTCGCTGCCAATGAGAGCCTGCCACTGGGTTTTTAGCTCAGTCACAGACATTTGTTTTAACGATGCCAGCCTTGCTAGCACCTGCGGATCGTCATTATCTTGCATTATCGTTCTCCACTGCAGGCTTCGTGCCTGGAATGGCTAACGCTCTTGTAGGCAGGAGAGCCAAGTGAACTATCTGCATGTGCAGCAGATAAATGACTGGACTGTTCGCGCATCCGCAGCACGCTAGTTGCAATGATCTGGCCCAACTCGCAGATCCTAGCTTCAGGGGTCATCAGGGTAGGGCAAAGGCCGTTACAATGGGCAGCGGTGGTCTGCATCGATATATCCTTGATAAGGTGCATACAGGAGCCCGTACTTCGGGTTTTCCTGCTTCTGCCTCAAGAATAACGTTGGATGTATCCCACTACAAACAGTCTCTGATTATATACCCTCTTGACAAAGGGTTGTATCACCGTCCGCGGCGGTAAAGACTCTGGTGCGCCCGCAAGACAATTGCGATGATCGTAGTATCATTGTCGCCGACGTGATTTTCATCTGGCCGACCAATGACGATGGGTTCCTGAAACTCTGCTCGCGAAGACTCAGCGCGCAAAACAAAATTCTGTCCATCATGGTCAAGCCGCTTGCAGGTGAGCTCTTGTAGATCGTGCCGATTTCGCTGGACGATGACGATGTCGCCAGGTTGCGGTTCGACATAGCCATAAGCAACCCGCAGGCATTCAAGGTCTGAACCAGGCGGAATAATCTTATCCATCGAGAAGCCTTCCATGCGAAGTGCTAGTCGTTCACTACCGGGATAAAGATTGGGCCCAACCTCAATGGTATAGCAGTCTTCAGGGCCCCAATCGGTCTGCTCGCGCCAGACGCCTGCTGCAACAGCGCCAACTACAGTAAGGGTATCATAGGCTTGGCGCCCGCCTGTTCGCTGCATGACCGAGGCACCTGCAGGGATCATCTGTGAGATGTCCATTTCCAGAGCCTTGGCAAGACCCACCAGCGTATCAAGCGTCGGGTTAATGCTCTTGCCCTTTATGATGTCGCGGACAAGGTAGGCGTTCTTGCCCCCAGTGGCAGCGAGCGAAAGCGAGCGCGAGTTCCACAAGGCATCTGGCGCGGTTGCAACTTCCAAAATGTTTTTAAGGAAAGCGATGTTGAAGGCTGAGGGTTGAGTCATAAGTTGTGGGTAACATTGTGGGATGGTTCCCGCAATCTTAATTGTGGGATGACACCCTACTTGCGATGTTGGATTGATATCGGAATAAGGAATGTATGACACATCCCATAATCTTAGAAATTGATTCGTTCATCAAAACCAACAAAATGGCCGAGAGCTACTTTGGTCGCAAAGCCGCCAATGACTGGAAGCTTGTGCGCCAACTGCGCGCTGGTCGAAGGCTTTGGCCAGATACCGAAACCCGGATCCGCACATTCATGGAATCTTACGAAAAGCCTGTCCGAGGCCGCTTGTCTCATCGCTCATCCAACCAACTACAAGGCAAAGTATAATGCAGAACATATCAAGAACAAATGTCCGACGTACGGTTGGGCACGAACTACTTTTTTGTGCCTGGTTGGCAAATGCCGCAGGTGGGGACCGTTATGAATATCACCGCGGTTTCCTTGCTAAGGACATAGACATAGGCCCTAAGCGCCGCTTTGGCGATAAGGAGCGCAAGATACTCGAGCGTTTGTCCGAGCGGGTGCGCTGGGCTTGCGATAAAGGCTGCGTGCATCTTGTCCAAGAACGCCTTGGACCTGATTGCTATAGCTACATTGCTATAGCTCGGCCCAGAGCCCCTGGTGCGGGTAATCCGCTCGCCGACATCGAACTGTCGCAGGTGGCATGATGGCAAATGCCTTTGAACGTCATGGCCTTGACCATCTGTCGGCCTCGTCGATTAACTTGTTTGTCGCGCAACCAGCAATGTGGGCGATGCAAAAACTGATGGGCCGCAAAACAGGCGTTGGCCCTTCAGCGCATCGCGGGACCTCCATTGAGGTTGGCGTTGAGATGGGGCTATTTGACCACAATGCTTCGGTTGATGCATGTCAGGAAGCCGCCGTCTCAAGGTTTAATCAGTTGACCGCTTTGTCTAGCCATCCAGGCGTAGACAAAGAACGAAGCGCTGTGGCTCCGGCTGTTGCCATTGGGTTAGCTGAACTGCGCCAATATGGCGTTCCGGCTGCAGCAGATGACAACCGCCAGCACCGCATTGAAGTGACACTCGCAGGGGTGCCGGTTCCATTCATCGGGTGGCTTGATTTTTGGTTTCCGGATCACGGCATCATTGTTGATCTAAAAACGCAGGCTCGCCTATCTTCCAAGATATCAGATCCGCATGCACGGCAGGGTGCAATATACCAAGCGGCGCATGGCAACGCCGAGATCCGTTTTGCATATGTTACCCCGCAAAAGGTGGGCGTCTATAAACTGGAGGACCCGCGTAGTCACTTAAGCCGCGTGGTTAGCATAGCGCAATCGATCGAGCGCTTCTTGTCGCTATCTGCTGATGGCGAAGTGCTGACCCGTTCGCTCTCCCCTGACTTTGATAGTTTTTATTGGAACGATCCCGGGGCCCGCACGGCCGCCGAACAGATCTGGGGCTTGGCTCCTGAAGGCCCTGTCGCAGGCCAGTAAGCGGCAACCAAAATAAAGAGGAAATAGGATTATGGGTTTTATGACAATTCCGTCTGCTGGCGGAGATTTTAAGGTATTCATTTCGTTCAACGCTAAAGCAGGGCGCTGGTACACCAAGCGTGACGGCCAGGACGAACCGCAGTTCGAGGTCGCCGATATGACGGCGGTGTTCGATATGCCTGGCCTTAAAACTGGCTGGTTTAAGTTTGCTGCAGGCGTCGCGCCTGAAAAGGTTATGGATTCCTCGTTTACGGCGACAGCTGGCAATCCTGGCCAAGACTTCAAGCGCGGCTTTGTCCTTGATCTGTTCAGCGAGAAAAACCTGCTTGGGGTGCGTGAATTCTCATCGACTGCAAGCATCGTCATCGATGCAATGAATAGTCTTTATGACGCTTGGACTTCTGCGCCTGAAGCCGCCTTGGGTAAGCTTCCAGTTGTGCGCTGCGTCGGGGTCACGCCGGTCACCAATAAGCACGGCACAAACTACCAGCCGCAGTTTGAAATCGTGGGCTGGACCGACAGGCCAACCGCGTTCGGGGATCCAGGCCTGATCGCCAACGCTCCACCTGCGGTAGCTGCAACGCTGCCTGCAGCAACGGCGCCGACGGGGCACATTCCGCCTCCTGTGACGCCAGTCGCAGCGACTTCAGCGCAAGCAGGCGCCCCTTTGTTCTGATCAGGTGAATGCCGGGCTGCTGTGTAGCCCGGCGTCACCCAAGTCCGATCTTACTTGGATCTCAATCTGTCCCCCTTGTTTAGAAAGTAGTCCTTGCCGCCATGGCGCGTCGCATTGAAACCGGCAGCATCGATATCGACGCGATTAAGGACCAGTTCCCGCTGGCCGATGAAATCCGCCGGCATCTTGTGCTTAAGCACCGCGGCCAGACGCTTGTCGGCCTGTGCCCGTTTCATACAGAGCGCACGCCGTCGTTTACTGTGTATCCGCAGGACCAACGATATAATTGCTTTGGTTGCGGGGCAAATGGCGATATCTTCGATTTTTTGGAATCCAAGGTTGGTCTCGATTTAGGGGCCGCAGCCGAGCACCTAACGGGCGGAATGATGCCCGTCCTGTCCGAAGCTCGCGTCAATGCACTCAAGGAGAGGCAGGCACGTTTTGAGGCAGAGCAGGCCGCGCGCCGAAAGACCGCCGCTGAGCAAATGCGTCTACGCTGGGCAGCGGCGGATCCGGGCTATTCATCCCATCCCTATCTGACAGCCAAAGGCATTTGCCCCAATGGTACGCGGCTCGATCGTGAGCACATCCTGGTGCCGCTGTTCGATACCGATGGCGTACTTAAATCTTTGCAGTCGATTGATCCTGCCGGCCACAAGCTATTTGAAGCCGATCTTCCGGTGGCAGGCGCGATGTTCATCATCGGACCGCCGGTCACAGCGGCAGCCGCGCCGGTCTTAGTTTGTGAAGGCTTCGCCACTGGCGCTTCCTTACATGAAGCCACCGGCCGCAGCGTCATCGTCACCTTCAATGCCGGCAACCTAGCCAAAGTCGCTGAGCAACTTGCGTCAGCCTATCCCAAGTCCCGTTGGCTGGTCGCCGGTGACGATGACCGGGGCAAGCCTAATAATGTCGGCCGTGATGCAGCGGTCCAAGCCGCGCGCATCTTGCGCTGCGATGCGGTCTTTCCGATTTTCAGGCAAGGGGCCGACGGGACAGATTTTAACGATATGGCTGCGCTGTCAGGCAAAGATGCGGTCAGGACACATCTGGATGCAGGCAGTGCAGCCAGTGATATTGTTAGCACCCCTGACGTCTTTGAAACCTTGAGCCTTGATGAGATCGACAACATGCCGCCACCAAGCTGGCGGATCGATGGCCTGATCCCAGCGCACGGCCTGGTGCTGATCTATGGCCGGCCAGGCGAGCATAAGACGTTTATCGCGCTCGATATGGTGCTGCGGGTTGCATATGGTCTTGGCTGGCATGGAAAGCCGACCAAGCAGACCGGCGTTCTCTACATCGCTGGCGAAGGCAAATACGGCATTGGTCAGCGGATCAAGGGCTGGCGCCGCGAGCATAGGTTAGACCGCGTCGATGCGCCGTTTAAGCTGCTACCTCTTGCCGTCCGTATGCTTGATCCTGCCAGCATTGGGAAGCTGAAGCGAACAATCGACCAAGTGCGCGCCGAGGTCGATTTTGCCATCGGGTTGGTTGTGATCGATACCGTGTCGCGCTCGATCCCGGGCGAAAATGAGAACAGCCAGGAAGCCATGTCGCTGTTTATCGACGGCTGCGCCGACCTTCAGCAGCATTGCTCTGGCAGCGTGATCGGGGTCCACCATTCGGGCAAGGAACTAGACCGCGGCATGCGCGGCTCGACTGTGCTTTTGGGTGGCTGCGATACCTCGATCCGGGTCGCCAAAGAGGAAGATATCACGACGCTCTGTGTTGAAAAGCAGAAGGACGGCGAAGAACTCAATGATCTGCATTTTACGATGAAGGTTGTTGACCTGACAGTCGGACTTGGTCCTGAGCAAAATACGCTCGTGCCAGTGCTAGGCGCAGGTGTAACTCCGTTGGACGACAAGCGCCTAAGTTGGCACCATATCCGTGAGATATTCCAAGCGATTGACGAAGCTTGGCGTGCAGGATCACCTTGGTCTGTATTTCCGCATGCAAGGCGCAAGGGCCGGTTTGCGGTCGACCTTATTTCTGAAAAATATGGGGTAAGCAAGCGCGAGGCAGAGACCTCTATTAGCAAGTGGCAGCAGCATGGCTACCTCGTCACAGAGGCTGGAAAATTCCACGGCAAGGCCACAGGGCTCAGGGTCGTGAAGTATCTGGAGCCTGTCCAATGAGCTATAAAACCTCGTTGTCGCAAGCTGTCGGAAGCACGGATTTGCGTCAGTCGCAAGCCAGTCGGAAGGCGTCGGAAGCACGGTCGCAAGCTGTCGGAACGCGCAGTCGCTTCCCCCCCATACCCCCTAAGGGCTTCCGACTGCGCTTCAGGCGCATCGTCTGCCTTAATTTTAACAGAGAAAGGAGGCTGCCATGAAGGGCGCAACACCTACCCGTCATAGTCGGATCAGCGATATGCAGGTCATCATCAACTGCGTCGACCAGCGCGGTCGTGAAATGGACCAGTGCTGGGGCATTGGCCGGTTGCCGATGCTTGTGCCTTTTGCGTGGGCCGAGCGCTTTCACACACAGCAAAAACTTTTTAACGCTGCTGTGTGGGCGTTCGATCTGTGCCTTATCCGTCAGCACGGCGATGCCATGCTGCGGGCGTATGACAAGCTTGATGGACTTGCTCGTGAAATAAAGGGTGAGCCCCTGCCGGTCGACCAGTGGGAGTTTGAGACAGAGCAAGGTCTCGTCATTTTGGTACGCGATCTGCGGGATACCGGCAGAGCCCAGTGTCATGGGCGCAAAGCGCAAGTCTGGTCGCTCGACGAGATCGCCAATGTAATCCGGTGCCATCCCATGATTGCTTCAGCCAAGGAGGCATTTCCTGGAGCACAGGTGGTGAGTGTCCGGCCATCGAAGGTCGCCATCGATGAACTCAACGATGAACTTTCGGACATTCCGTTTTGATATCGGCCGTTCTGACGCCGGCCTTACCCGAGGAGGCTGCCATGCCTTGATACTCTCACCCTTAAGACCGGACGACGGGGGTCCGTACCGCCAAGCACAAAACCATCGCCGTCCGCACCACAAATCAACCCCGAAATGGAGAATATTCATGGATATACTGACCTTGCCTGTGCCGCCTTGCAGTGCAACCCCTAAGGCAAAGGCAACCACTTTAGCCTGTGGTTCCCTTGTTGCTCTTGACCTTGGCACCAGTACAGGCTGGGCGCTGCGGGGCAGGGGTGATTTTATCAGTAGCGGCACCGTATCGTTCAAGCCCTCCCGCTTCGATGGCGGCGGAATGCGCTTTGTGCGATTTCGGCGCTGGCTGGAGCAACTCGATAGCGATGCAGGTCCCATTGAAGCAATTTATTACGAAGAGGTTCGCCGCCATGTAGGCACCGACGCTGCCCATGTTTATGGCGGCCTGCAGGCGGTCCTGACCTCATATTGCGAAGAGCATCTGATCGCATATCAGGGCGTTCCCGTAGGAACGATCAAGCGGTTCATTACCGGCAAAGGCAACGCCGATAAGGCGGCGGTGATCGACGCGGTGCGGCAGCGCGGCTTTGCGCCTGTGGATGACAGCGAAGCAGACGCGATAGCTATCATGCTCTGGGCCACCGAGACCAAGGGAGGTGTGCAATGAGCAGTTGGTCTATCCTTGGCCATGCCGCAAAGGTTCTCGAAGAGCGCCGCGATGATTACGGAGATCCTGCCGAGCAGTTCCAAGCGATCGCCGATCGCTGGTCGATCACCTTGGGCACGCCAGTGTCACCGGCCAAGGTTGCGCTGTGCATGATTGACCTAAAGCTGGTGCGGCTCGCCTTCGATCCGGGTCACGTCGACAGCGTGGTTGATGTCATCGGCTATGCCGCACTGCTGCGGGAGGTGCGCTCATGAGTTTTACCTCTCGGATCTATAACAGCGCCCGGCAGCGTGACGGCGAAGAACTCAAACGCGATGGCTGGCGAAGCGGCATCCTTGCCGTCTCGGTCTGCGACAAGCGGCTAACCCCGCTGGAACGTGAAGCCATCCGTGCGATTGGTGAACGGCTTTATGGAGGTTTGGATGGCACGCGGGCGTAAGCGCAAGGCTGGCAAGCGCTTGCCATGCGGTAAGCGGTCGCGCGCAGAAAACAGGAAGGATGTGATGGCGACCGCACTCGAAGCCCGCCGGCGTCATTACGGCGTATCAGCGGCGCAGGCCAAGGATGAGCGGCTTGGTTCGGCGCTTGGCCGCCTTGCATTTGCGGGGTATATTTCGGCGGATCAATATGCCGCTGGTGAGAATTACGGGGAGATTATAGCGCGTAACAGGGCTATCATGGGTCTCCCCATGGACCAGCCGCGCTCGGTGACAGGGATCTTAATCAACGAGGGTATCTTTGGCGGCGGGGCTCCTGACCCTGATCCTGAATTGGTTGCAAAGGTTCGCAAACAGGCAGCAGCTGCTATTTTGGTACTGAAGGCAGCTGATAGCGATGCGCCGGGCATTACTGGACGCAAGCCAAGCGTTTTGGTTCATGCGGCGGTTTGCCACGACGCCGATGCGCTGCATTGGGGTCCAGCAGACATGCGCCAATTGTGCCATGGTTTGGATGCATTGTGCCGACTATTCCGATTGTGATAGGGCAGTTTGTGACCAGATTCGCTCGCCTACCAAGATAGCTAACAAACTGATTTAATTGATATATTGTTTAATTTTATGTTGACGGGGCTATGCATTTGGCATAGTGTTCCGAAATTCGAGAATTAACAACTGCGCCCGGAGCCTACAGGCCTTCGGGCGCTGTTTCGTTCTAGCTGATCCAGCGCCGGTTGTAGATCTGGTAGGTTTCAGGATCGATCGATGCAGCACATTGGTGCCCAGCTCGGCATTCGGACACGGCATTGATCAAACCTGTGGTTGGGTCGGTCCGCTGCTCAATGATGTTGGAAGGCTCGCCGCAGATCGCTCCCGTATCATCAATCAGTTTTGGGCAAGCTTCGTTAGTGATAAAACGGCGATCAGACATAATCGGGCGCGTTAGCATAGGGCGTCTCCGAGGTCGAGCGGGTGTCGCTCAGCGCGTTCGTCGACTAAGGGTAGAGCCACTTTGCCGCGATTGCGCCGCCAAGGGGATTATCCGGGAGGCGACAGTGCCAGACCACATCGTGCCGCTGGCCCACGGCGGATCGGACGACGACAGCAACATCCGCTGCCTCTGCGCCGGGTGCCACGCTCGGCACACCGCTGCGCAATTCGGCCATCGCAGGACGGTCGCCGTGGGATCCGACGGTTGGCCGTTTTCGGATTGATCAGCCTACGAAGAAGAGCCTAGACCTGACTTTATAGGTACTTCCGCTATTGTCTTGGACACGGAATGTCACATTCAGCCGGCGTTTTGTTCTGAATGATCTGCCAAAAATCATGGCGTGCAAAGTGCACTCGACGGTGTCTTGAGGGTAAATAACCTCGTTTTGAGAATATAGGCCGGTTGCTGAGTTTTTTATGAGTAGCGTCGAATCCGATGATGCTTTCCAACTCCAAAGACATGGTCTGGTTAACGATGCGCCTGTGAACTCGAGATACCTATTTGAGGTATTGTGAATTTTGACGTTCAAATTGATTTGGACCGAAGGGGTGCCGTCAGGCTGCTGGGAAGAGCACCAAAAGGCGGTGTTTAGCCGCTCATTGACTGAGATAACCGCGGACTTTGCTTCAGCCCTGAAGAAAGCTGCTTGCAGCATGGAAAGGCATAAGCTGAGCATCTTCGCAGTAGATAGAACGCCGCATAATAAGGTTGCCGGACCTATCCAAAGGGAGGTTTTGGCAGCTGCAAGATTTAATCCCGGAACGGCAGGCCCATAAAGGGTGATCAAACCAAAGCACGTTAGGCCTAGGAAGAGCCAAAGTGGAATTTTGTGTAGATTCTCTATCGCGCTCTTCAGGAATTCCATGTGTCCACTCCCAACTTTAGAGCCTATTAAATCGCTTACTAATGATTTGCACAACGTGTTTCATGGGGAAGGGGTGGGATAAAACTTAGGGCCTTTGGCGGGGGAAACCGCGCATGGTCCAAAAAACGCGCAACCGCGAGTTAGCGACCGGGGGTCAAATCTAAACCAGCTGGAGTTCGACGCGCTTGCCGCAAGCCTTGGCATAGCGGCGGATCGTCTCGAATGTTGGCGAGTGTTTAGGATCGCGCATCGAGCTTTCCAGGCGCGACACAGCACTCTTGGAAGTTCCCATTCGGACCGCAATTTCGTCCTGGGTCAGACCCGATTGTTTCCGCGCCTCAAGGAGAGACCGCAGCGCGGCATATTCATCGGCGCTCGCTTCCCAGGCATCTTTGAAGCCAGGACGTTGCATCGCCTTTTCCAGAGCCTTTTTCCCATCGTGACGGACAGGCTTAAAACCTTGAACACTCATGACTGCACCTCCTTCAACCGCTTGCGAGCCAGCTTGAGGTCCTTATCGGGCGTCGCCTGGCTCTTTTTCAGTATGCTATGCAAGATAACCAGCTCACGACCGACTTGCGTACAGTAGAACACGCGGCCGATCCCTTCTGGTCCCTTGCACCGTAGTTCGAACAATCCTCCGCTCATGGCCCGCGAATTTGGCATTCGAAGATCGAGGCCATCTTCCTCCAGCCATTCAACGAGGCGGAGGTAGTCGGCATAGATGCCGACAGGCCCCTCCTCGATCTCCCGCCTCACGCGATCGTTGTAGTAGAGGATCGTCCACATGTTGGCGTGTTAACATATTTGATAACTTTGTCTACCCATTCAATGCACCCCCCCCGGAGACGGCATGACACAATGGCCAGCTGATCAGGTCGAGCGCAGAAGCGTCTCGGCACTCGTGCCCTATGCCCGCAACGCCCGCACTCACAGCGAAGAGCAGGTGGCACAGATTGCCGCCTCGATCCGTGAATGGGGCTGGACGGTGCCGGTTCTAATGGATGAGGACGGCGGGCTGATCGCTGGCCACGGCAGGGTGCTGGCCGCCCGTAAACTGGGCCTTGCCGAGATTCCGGTGATGGTAGCTAAAGGTTGGAGCGAGGCCCAGAAGAAGGCTTATGTGATAGCCGACAATAAGTTGGCATTGAACGCTGGTTGGGATCTTGAACTCTTGGCGGTCGAATTGGAGGATCTGCAAGGCCTCGACTTCGACCTAATGCTGACGGGTTTTTCGGACAATGAACTGCAAGGGTTACTAGCCCAAAGTAGTGAAGGTTTGACTGATCCCGACACCGTCCCTGATTTGCCGCAGACGCCTGTTTCAGTGCCGGGTGATGTTTGGATTATGGGCGATCATCGTCTTGTATGCGGCGATAGCACTGTCCAGACTGATGTCGACAAACTGATGCAGGGTGAGCTTGGTGATATGTTGTTCACCGATCCACCTTGGAATGTAAATTATGGCGCGGTCAAAGCAGGCAATGCGCAAGGATATAAACCCCGTAAAATCCTGAACGATCATATGGACGAAGCCAAGTGGTGCGAATTTGTAAGCGGGTTTTGTGCCTCATTCTATGTCGTTACGAAACCTGGCGCGCTCGCTTACGTTGTCATGAGCGCTCAGGAATGGCCCGCAATAGACAAGGGTCTGCGCGAAGCGAAATTTCATTGGTCGTCGACGATCATCTGGGTGAAGGACGCACTCGTTCTCTCCCGCAAGGACTATCACACGCAGTACGAACCCTTGTGGTATGGATGGAACGAAGACGGACCGCGGATCATGCATGTGCCGGACCGCAAGCAGTCTGACATCTGGAACATTCCTAGGCCGAGGGTCTCTGACCTGCATCCGACCACGAAACCGACACAATTGATTGAACGCGCGCTATTGAACTCTTCTGCTCGCGGCGCTTTGGTGGTCGATCTATTTGGAGGCTCGGGCTCAACGTTGATCGCTTGTGAACAGCAGGGCAGGCGATGCCGGTTGATGGAGCTGGACCCCAAATATGCAGATGTCATTGTTAAACGTTGGCAGGATTTTACGAGAAAGAACGCGGTCCATGAAGCTGATGGCCGAACGTTCAACGAAATTGCCGGCAACGAAACTGCATCTGTGTCCGGTGATTGCGCAATAGTCTAAGCCGCTCAGGCCGGCGCCAAAATACCTGGAGCCCTTATGGCGAAGACTTCAAAATACATAAAGTCTCGTCTTGGAAATAATTTTACATGTCAAAGCTTGTTTGACGTGCGGGCAAGTGTGCGAGAGACAGGAGCTTGGCAGTGAAGCCTGGAACAAAACCAAAGCCAACCCATCTAAAGCTCGTCACTGGGAATCCTGGGAAGCGCAAGCTGAACAGCAAGGAGGCTAAGCCCAGAGCATTGATACCTGCACCGCCGGTCCACCTTACTACCGATGCGGTCGAGGAATGGAATCGGGTTGCAACGGATCTCTTTAACCTCGGCATTCTTTCTGAGATCGACCGGTCGGCCCTGGCTGCTTACGCGCAGGCCTATGGCCGGTGGGTTCAGGCCGAGCACGCTATCGCGAAGATGGCGCAGAAGGACCAATTAACCGGCGGCCTCATGATTAAGACTACCAACGGCAACGCGATCCAGAACCCTCTGGTTGGCACCGCCAACAAGGCAGCCGCGGACATGATGCGCTACGCTGCAGAATTCGGGATGACGCCCAGTGCCAGGAGCAGGATCGCGGCCGCGCCGCCAGAAGATGGGGGAGACCCCGCCGACCGCTTCTTCGCCTGATCGCACGCTGGCTTATGCAGATTCTGTCGTGTCAGGCAAGACTACAGCCGGGCCGCATGTTCGCAACTCTTGCCGACGACACATCGCGGACCTGAAGCGCAGGGATGGCGTCTGGTTCGACCAGACGGCCGCCAATCATGCCTTTGCCTTTTTCGAGGAGGTACTGAAGCTTTCCGAAGGCCAGTTCGAGGGCCAGCCTTTCCAGCTGGAACCAAGCCAGGCCTTCATTATTGGCTCGCTATTTGGCTGGAAGCGCAAGGATGGCAGACGCCGGTTTCGCCGGGCTTACATCGAACAAGGCAAAGGCAACGGCAAGTCGCCGATTGCCGGTGGCATTGGCGTTTATGGGATGACAGCCTGCAAGGAGGCGGGCGCTCAGATCTATGCGGCGGCCGCCAAAAAGGAGCAGGCCAACATCCTGTTCCGTGACGCGGTAAAGATGGTGCGGCAATCCCCAGCGCTTGCCCGTCGGTTGGAGTTCTCCGGCGGTCCGGGCCGCGAGTTCAACATCGCGCATTTGCCGTCGGGCAGTTTCTTTCGCCCGGTGTCGCGCGATACGGGCAAGACAGGGTCAGGCCCTCGACCTTACTTTGTATTAGCGGACGAGGTCCACGAGCTACCGGACCGCTCGATTATCGAAATGCTGGAGCGCGGTTTCAAGTTCCGCCGCGATCCGCTGCTGTTCATGATTACCAATTCAGGGTCAAACCGAAATTCAGTCGCCTGGGAGGAACACGAACACGGGGTCCGTGTGGCTGCGGGCAATCCCGATGCGGTGCTGGACCCGACTTACCTCGGCCAAGTCATCGACGACACGACGTTCAGCTATGTCTGCGCGCTCGATGAGGACGACGATCCGCTGACTGATCCCAGTTGCTGGATCAAGGCTAACCCGCTCTTGGGCGTGACGATCACCGAGCAGTATCTCTCCGAAGTTGTGGCCCAGGCTAAAGCCATCCCGGGCCAATTGAACGGGATCTTGCGGCTTCACTTTTGCATCTGGACCGATGCCGAAACCGCCTGGATGGCGCGTTCGACGCTGGAACCATTGCTGGCCGAGTTCGATCCTAAAGGGGGACAACCAGTCTGGCTTGGATTGGACCTCAGCCAGAACCGGGATTTGACTGCACTGGCCGGCGTCCAGCGCAATGGCGAAAAGGATGGCAAGCCGTGTTTTGATGCTTGGGTCGAGGTCTGGACGCCGGGCGATACGCTGTCGGCGCGGGTGCTGCGTGACAAGCAGCCCTATGACTTATGGGTCGCTGGCGGATTTCTGAATGCGCCCCAAGGCGAGAACATCAGCTTGCGGCAAGTGGCGCAGGCGCTGGCTGAACTGGACAGTGATTATCGCGTCGAGACCGTGGCCTACGACCGTTACGCCTTCCGACGGTTTGAAGAGGAAGTCAGCGAACTCGGGCTGTCGGTCAATTTCATCGAGCACCCGCAAGGCGGCACCAAGCGCGGTAAACCACAGGACGGGATGAGCGAAGGACTATGGATGCCAGGCTCACTGCGGCATCTAGAAGAACTGATCCTTGAAGGTCGGATCCGCCTCAAGCGCAATCCGGTGCTGATATCGGCAATGATGTCCGCAGTCACTGAGACCGATCGCTGGGACAACAAGTGGCTTTCCAAGCAGCGGGCTATCAACAAGATCGACGCAGCTGTGGCGCTGTGTATGGCAGTGGGGGCAGCAATGGCAGGCGACACCTCCGGCTCGATCGATGACTGGCTAAAGAGCCTGCACGCATGAACCTATTTCAAAAGGCGCTCGGATACGTCGCCCGCTCGATAGGGCTTACCGATCCGCGCCTTACCCAGGCAGTCGGTGGCCGCATGACTACTACTGGCGAAGTGGTATCCACCGCCTCGGTGTTGGGCCTCGCTTCAGCTTGGGCCTGCGTCAACCTGCTTGCGGGCACGATCGCTTCGCTACCGCTCATGGTCTACCGAACCCGGGGCGGCGCGAGGGTGGTTGCAACCGATCATCCGCTTTACATGATTTTACATAACAGCCCGAACGCTGATCAGACCGCGGTCGACTTTTGGGAGTTCATCTGTGCTTGTATCGAACTTGGCGGTAACGCCTATGCCGAGATCATAAGGTCCAGCGATGGCCGAGTGATAGCGCTCAGCGTGCCCATCGCTCCGGAAATAATGACTGTTCGCCGCCTGCGTGACGGCAGTCTGCAGTATGAATGGTCTGACAACGGTATCCGTTTGGTCGCTGCCCAGGAAAATATGCTTCACATCCGCGGATTTGGCGGCAATCCGCTGGGCGGGCTCTCGACATTGTCGTTTGGCCGCCAAACCTTTGGGTTGGCCCAAGCCATTGAACGCGCCTCAGGCGATACGTTCCGAAACGGAGTCCGGCCTTCGGGCCTCCTGAAGACGGCAGACACGCTGACACTCGATCAGCGCAAACAAGCCGAGGAACTGCTGCAGGAGAAGTTTGCAGGCGCCATCAATGCCGGGCGGCCCATGCTGCTCGACCGAGGCATGGACTGGGTTCAGCTTTCGATTAGCCCGGAAGATGCGCAGATGTTGCAGAGCCGAGCCTTTTCGGTCGAGGAGGTCTGCCGGTTTTTTGGCGTGCCGCCGTTCATGGTTGGCCACACTGAGAAAACCACCAGCTGGGGTACAGGCCTTGAACAGCAGACATTGGGGTTCCAGAAGTTCACGCTTCGCCGGCGCCTCAAACGCATCGAGCAGGCGCTTGCTAAACAGCTTCTATCGCCTGCAGACCGTCGGGCCGGGATCGTTATCGAGTTTAACCTAGAAGGCTTGCTGCGCGGAGACAGCGGCGCACGTGCCTCCTTCTACCAGCAGATGCTGAGCAACGGCGTGATGACCATCAACGAGGTTCGTGCGCTTGAAAACCTTGCACCCGTCGAAGGCGGCGAGGTGCCGCGGATGCAGATGCAAAATGTTCCCATCAACCAGATCAGCCCTGGATTGGGGCAATCTGGCACGTCTGCTTGACTGCCTGTGACTGATAATGGAGTTACCCCATGAACCATCTGGATTTCACTTTAGATACTAAGGCCCTTACTGACGGCGGCCTCATTGAGGGCATCGCTGCAGGTTACGGCAATATTGATGCTGGCGGCGATGTGATTGTGCCAGGCGCCCTTAACCGATCGCTTAAAGGGCGCAAATCTGTGCCCATGCTGATGTTCCATGATCAAACCCGTCCTGCAGGGGTATGGACTGAATTTGTAGAGAGCCGCGAGGGACTGATCGTCAAAGGCCAGCTTTCGCTATCTTCCCAATCTGGCCAAGAGGCTCATGGGTTGGTCCGTGATGGCGCGATTGGCGGGCTATCAATTGGCTATAGGACTATCCGCGAGCAACTGGTGGGCAAGACCCGTCAACTGCTCGAACTTTCACTTTATGAAGTGAGCCTGGTTACCATTCCAATGAACGAGCGGGCGGTCATAACCAGTGTAAAATCAATCCTCGAAGATGGGCGCCTGCCAACGCTTCGTGAATTTGAGCATTTCCTGCGTGAGGCAGGGTTCTCAAAAAGTCAGGCCACCGCAATCGCGGGCAAAGGCCTGACGCCGCTGTTCCAGAGTGAGTCTGGCAGCACTACTTCCGACTTTCTGTCGGCCCTTATGGCGCAAATGCGCGCCTGAATATTAGCCTGCAAATAAGGACTATTACATGAGCGATCAAAAAACCGCCGAGCAGCTTGCCGGCGAAGTCAAAGGCGTGCTCGATGCCCGCTACAGTGAAGTGCAAGCCAGCCTTGATACCAAGCAGGCAGAATTGCGGTCCATGCTGGAAACAAGACACGACGAGATCAAATCTGACCTTGATAGCAAACATGACAAGGTAAAGGCCTTGGCCGAAGAAGCGCTGGGCAAAGCACAGCGCGGCGAAGATTTATCCGTGGCTACAAAGCAGCTGGCCGATGAAGCACTGACCGCGCTTAACAATGCCAAAGCCCGCCTTGACGAGGTCGAGCAAAAGCTTGCCCGCAGGGTAGCCGAAGATACGGCCCCTCAATTCAAGACCATCGGCGAACAGGTTGTAGCAGATGACGCGATTAAGGCATTTTTGGGCAATAGCACAGTGCGGGGCCGCGCCAGTGTAGAGGTAAAGGCTATCATCTCGGCGCTTACCACTGACGCTAATGGCTCGGCGGGCGACCTTATCGTGGCCGACCGTCTGCCCGGCATACTAATACCAGGCCAGCGTCGTCTGACCGTGCGCGACCTGCTGACGCCAGGGCGGACTGCTAGCAATTCGGTGCAGTATGTTAAGGAGACCGGCTATGCCAATGCGGCAGCATCGCTTTCGGAGACCGCAGGGACAACCAAGCCGCAGTCGGACATTAAGTTTGATGTACTGACCAGTAACGTCACGACGATCGCGCACTGGGTTTTGGCGACACGCCAGATCCTTGATGATGTGCCAATGCTTCAATCCTACATTGACGGACGGCTTCGTTACGGATTGGCGCTTGTTGAAGAAAATCAGCTGCTAAACGGCAGCGGAACAGGCACGGACCTTGCCGGCATTTACACGCAGGCAACAGCCTTTACGCCGCCGATCACGATCCCTGCAACGGTGACCCGCATTGATGTGCTGCGGCTTGCTATGTTGCAGACAGCGCTCTCGGAACTGATGTCAACTGGCGTGGTGCTCCATCCAGCAGATTGGGCAGCCATCGAACTGCTTAAAGATAGCCAGGGCAGGTTTATTGTGGGTAATCCGCAAGGCACTCTTACGCCAACGCTTTGGGGGCAGCCAGTTGTCTCCACGCAGTCTATGGCAACGGGCAAGTTCCTAACCGGAGCCTTCCAGCTCGGCGCACAGATCTTCGACCGCATGGACGCAGTGGTCGAAATTTCGACCGAAGATGACCAGAACTTCCGCAAAAACTTGGTGACAGTGTTGGCTGAAGAACGCCTTGCGCTTGCGGTCTACCGCCCCGAAGCCTTTGTGAAGGGTGACTTTGCAGCCGCAGCGACGGCAGCCACCAAGATTTGATAAAAGAGGGCCGGCTTTTGGGCTGGCCCTTCATTTTATAGGAGTACGCCCCCATGTTTTTAAAGGCACACGATACCATTCACGTAAGTAGCGTGAGTTCAGATAATATTATTACCGGTCAGACCTTCGAGATCGACGCATTGGCAGGAGCGAGTCTAATCAAGCGGGGTCTTGCCACTGAAGTGGTTGGGGCAGCGGTAAAGTCAGAGCTTGGCGCGATATCCAAATCTGAAACAACGCCTCAGACAAAGCAGCAAGAAACGCAGACCGTCTTGACCAAATCTGGAGCGAACATTCGCAACAAGGCTGGTTGATGTCCGAGATACTCGTCATCGCTCCGCCACAAGACAGAGCGGTGACGCTTGAGGAAGCGCGTCAGCAACTGCGACTTGATGCAAGGGATGAGGATCTCTTGCTTGGCGCTAAACTCGATGCAGCTCAGGCTGAGCTTGAGTTGCAAACCGGGCTTAGGCTGTGCGAGCAGATCCTCGAATTGCAGCTTGAAGGCTGGGAAGACGAAGTCACTGTGCCGGTCCGGCCCTGCACAGTAGCTGAGATCCGCTTCACCGCGGCAAACGGCAACATGACCGTCCTGCCGGAGAGTGATTATGTCGCTCGTCGGCGCAATGGGTTTACCCGCATCCGCCCGGCTTCAGCCACATCATGGCCAGAGCTTGGCACAGACGGTCTGATCCAGATCGCCTTGTCAGCCGGATTTTCAGACACGGCCCCTGATCTCCAGATCGCCCGGGCCGCGATTCTGGTCAAAGTTGCCTCTATGTTTGAAAACCGTGAAGGCGCGCCCTGTCTCGCCTTCGAGAGCCTCTTGGGACAGCTCAAATGCCGATGGATCTAGCCTCGAAGCTCCACACAAGGATCCGGATCGAGCGCAAGTTGGTCGCTCGCGACCCACAATACGGAACCGAAGATGTCACCTGGGGACAGTTTGCCTGTGTCTGGGCCGAGGTGAGGGACATTCTGCCTTCAAAGGCCGAGCGTCTGGCCGACAGTATCCAGATTGACCGCAAGCCTGCACGTATTCGCATCCGTTATCTAGCGGGTCTTGCAGCCGACATGCGGATTATCATCGATAACCGCATTCACCAGATCATCTCTGGGCCGGCCATACTCGGCCGGCGTAACGCCATGGAAATCATGGTGGAGGAACACTCCAGCGTAGGAGCCGCACCATGACCATAAGGCTGAAGGGTGGCCCTGAACTGCTGCGGCTGCTCGATGAACTGCCCAAGAACCTAGAACGCAACGTCATCCGCGGCGGCTTGCGCGCCGGCGCCAAGGTGATCCATCAACAGGCGAAGGCCAATGTCCCTGTCCGCACAGGCAAACTCAAGAAGGCGATCGGCATCGGCACCCGGGTTGAGGGCAGTAAGCTCTCCTCCTACGTTAAACTGCGCGGAACAGGCTCCTATCTCGGTCTGTTCATTGAATATGGCGTTGCGCCGCACCTGATCTCGGTTTCCGATGCAGACAAGCCTGTGCGTGACACTAGGCGCGGCCCGCGCAAGGTCGGCATCGGTTCGATCAACAAGATGGTGAAACGTGGCAGCCTGAAGATTAGCGAGAACTTCGTCGGTGCCGTGGTTATGCACCCGGGCCACGCCGCCAAACCGTTTCTGCGCCCGGCTCTTGATCAGAAGGCCGAGGAGGCGGTGAACGCCATGGGCGCCTACATCGCCCGCCGCGTGCAGATTGGCGATCTCAAGGCTCCCAAGCTTGAAGTCGACGACGAATGAACGGGGTTATTGTGGTCCGATCTCTCCTTGCAGGTGAGACCAGGGTGACGGCGCTTGTTCCTGAAGCGCGTATTGCCGCTGGAATGCTGCCCCAGGGCACGGACTTGCCGGCGATATCGCTGATGTCGGTCAGCAGCGTCGATCGAAACATCTCGGCACCGGGACCCAAACGCCGGGTGACCGAGCGCGTGCAGGTGACCGTGCTGGCGGCGACTTACCGCCAAGTGAAAGCCATTCTCGCGGCTGTCCGCAGGGCTACTGCCGACCATATGCCAACCATCGACGGGCTCTTTGACGTGACCGTCCACACAGACACCGCCGGACCAGATTTCCTCGACGAGGAGACCGGTATCCACATGCAAAGCCAAGATTTGCGCGTCTCATTCAACGAGGCGCGTTGAAGCCTACCCTCAATAAGGACTTGATTTATGACTGTTCGGACTTCTGCCGGTACCACGTTAAAGGTGTCGGCATCTTCTCCTGCGACCTTTGACCCCACAGGCTACAACGCGCTCACCATGACGGTGGTTGGCGAAGTTTCTGACCTTGGCGAATTTGGCCGTGAGTTCAATCTCGTGACCTTCAACCCTGTGGGAAGCCGGGGTGTGGTGAAGAAAAAGGGCAGCTTCAATCAGGGTACGATGACCATCCAAATGGGTCTTGATACCGATGATACTGGCCAGATTTTGCTTAAATCCGCATCAATGTCCGATGCCGATCACAGCTTCCTTGTTACTACTCAAAACGGCGATAAATACTATTTTCAGGCGCAGGTGATGAGCTTCAAGGTCAACGTTGGCTCGGTCGACCAGATCACCACCGCGACCGTGACGCTGGAACTCACCACCAATTCTGCCGGCGTGGGCATTGTCGAGGTGCTGGCGCCCTGACGGAACGACAGTGTTCATTTTCTGATATAGATTGACATTTTTAGAGTAAAGTGAACATATGGGGGTGAAAGGAGTCCCAGTATGCAATCCGCAACCACTGCCGGCCAGCCTGATCGCAAGGATCTGACAGGGCCTGCGCTCAGGACGTTCTTCAGGATTGCCGATGCATGGGGCCTGAAAGAGCAGGAGCAGATGCGCATCCTGGGCCTCGACAGCCGCTCGACCTTCCAATCCTGGAAACGCGGAGCTGTCGCGGCAATTCCGAAGGATGCGCTAGAGCGCATTTCCTATGTGATGGGCATCTACAAGGGATTGCAGATCCTGCTTCCCAAAAGCGCTCACGGCTGGGTGCGTAAGCCCAACAAGGCAAGTGTGTTCGGCGGCCGTCCGGCTATAGATCGCATGACCTCGGGCAATGTTGCCGACCTTTATGTGGTGCGCCAGTATATCGACGCTCAGCGCGGATGAGTGACCTCCCAATTGCCACGATTGAGTGGCTACCCTGCTATCGGATCGTTCCCAGCAGGTTTCCGCCGGTGGGGCTGTTTGATGCGGTCGCTGATCCCGATGATCTGGAAGCCGTCTTCCAGATCGAGGCGATGACCAATGACCGTCTTCGCGACGAAGTCGGCGAGATTTCGCTGGTGCCGCGTGAAGACCGCGTTTCAGGCCCCGGCACTACGCCGATCATGGCGGCTTTCACGCATCTGAAGCCAGATGGGGATCGTTTTACCGATGGCAGTTACGGTGTGTTCTATACCAGTCTGAACCTCGAAACCGCGGTTGCCGAGACAAAGCATCACCGCATCCGTTTTCTCGAGGCGACCGATGAGCCGGCGCAGGAACTCGATATGCGGGTCTATGCAGTGGATCTCGTCGCTGACCTCCATGACATTCGCGGGACAAAGGCGAGCAACCCGACCTGGTATCACCCGACGCACTACGCCATGTCGCAAGAATTGGCGCGGGAGCTCAGGGAAACCGGTTCCGACGGGATCGTTTACGACAGCGTCCGCCATGATGGCGGCGAATGCGCTGCGGTATTCCGCCCTCGGTTCCTGTCCAATTGCCGTCAGGAGCGCCATCTCTGCTACGTTTGGGACGGGCAGGCGATAACCATGATCTACGAGAAAAAGAACTTCGGCTAACGGACCGACAATCGCCGAGAATTGTGCGGTGGATAGCCAAATCAATCACTCCAAGAACGTTTGGCTGCCTGACAGGATCAGGTCGCCTGCTTGTGCTTGCCCCTTACAGCAAAGGAATTTCGCCATGTTTGACATTACTACGCTCGCTGCAACCGACACGTCCACTGTGGAACTCGTCGGCGGCGACGACGCCCCGCTCTTTGACGACAAGGGCAAGCGGCTCTCGATTACGGTCTACGGCCCGGGCTCGAAGGTCTACCAACGCGCGCAGGCCCGCCAGCAGAACCAGCTGATGGACAAGATCAAGAAGCGCGGGAAGATGGACCAGTCGGCCGAGGAGAAGCTTGCCGAACAGGCCGATTTTCTGGCTGCCTGCACTGTAAGCTTCAACGCCTTTACCTATCCACCCGCTGAAGGGCTGGAAGGTCAGGAGCTGTTCCGCAAGGCCTATGCCGATCCTTCGATCGGTTTCATCGCCACCCAGGTCGCCGCCCATATCAATGACTGGGCAAATTTTACGAAGAGCTCGGGGCAGAGCTGAGCCTTTACGTCCGGCAACTGGCGTGGCTGGGCACCGCGCCAAAGCCGCGCTCACCCAAGCAGGCCAAACCCGACGCTGACACCGATCCGCTGACCCGGCTGCAGCGGATGGCCATCGACGATCTTACCCCCGACTTTCCGCCGATCCGCACCCCATGGGTGATCGACTGGCTTATGGAAGTTGGCCCAACCGATCCCGGCGCCATGGGCGCAGTGCCCATCTCATGGGGCTCGATAAGCCAGTGGCAGCAATGCATTGGGCTAGACCTGCCGCCCTGGCTGGTCCGCCTGCTCCGACGCCTGTCTGTGGAGTTCGTCGCCGAAACAGTCCGCGCCCGCGAGCCAGATTGTCCGCCGCCCTGGACCGCCACGTCCGTTCTCAACCGTGATGAAGTTTCCCGGAAAGTGACCAACGCCTTCCGGGCGCTGATGATGTCGAAGGAGCCTGCAAAATGAAGGCCGGCACCCTCGAGATTGAGATGATCACCAATGTTGCCCGGCTCCAGAAGGAGATGGCTGACATCAAGCGGTCGGTTGCAGGCGCCATGGGGGAAGTGGCGGCTTCGTCAGCTCAGGCGGACCGGGCCATTGAGGCCGTCGGCTCGCGCGGAATGACCCGCATGGGCGGCTCGGCAAAATTGGCCGGCCATCAGATGCAAAATCTCGTCTACCAGCTCAACGACGTGGTGGTCAGCCTATTCTCAGGCCAGAAGCCGATGACCGTGTTCATGCAGCAGGGCAGCCAGATCGGTCAGATCGCCATGCAGGCAGGCGTTGGGATTGGCGGCATGGCCCGGGCGCTGCTGGGGCTGGCCGCCACTGCGGCAGCGACCGCGCTTACCAACCCCTATCTGCTGGCGGCAGCCGCTGCCGCTGCCCTCGCGTTCGGCGCGTTCAAGATGTTCCAGTCCAGCGTCAAACAGTCGGGCGAGCTCGACAAATACGCCGCTAGTCTTGGGCTCACTGCCAAGGAGATGGAGAAGCTCGGGCCGGTCGGGATCACGATTGGCGACACCATGAAGGGTTTGTGGACCACCGTATCTGATGGCCTCAACCTTGGCCCTGTCTTCTCCACCCTAAAAGATTGGGCGGTCGTCGCCTTTGAAGCGATCCTTCAGGTCGGCAAATATGCTGTCGCGATCCTATATGCTGGGTGGGTCGGTGGGTTCAACGCGATCCGGATCCTCTGGTCGTCGCTGCCTGGCGTGATCGGTGAAGCAGCCGTAGGCGCTGCCAATCTCGCTATCGCTGGCATCGAATATCTCGCCAATAAGGCGATCGCCGCCATCAACTGGCTGGGCGATCGGGTAAATCCGCTCTTAGATCGTGTGGGGCTGTCTTCCATATCGCGTATTGAGAACGTTGCTTTGCCGCGCATGGAAAATAGCTTTGCTGGTTCGACGGCACGAATAGCTGGACAGATTAAGGGCGAATTCAGTGATGCTTTTGGCGATGCGATCTCGATGATGGATAGCTTCTCGGCCACGTGGCGCAAGAACAGTATTGCTGCTGCAAAAGCTCGGCTTGCAGCCAAGGCAGATGAAATCCGCAGCTACAAGACAGACAAAATTGCCAAGGGCCCCAAGACTGGGGAAGCCGAAAAAGCACTTAAGGCTGCGCAGGACTTTGCCGCCAATCTCGCGCTGGAGACCGCAAAGATCGGCAAGACCCCAATCGAGATCAAGCGTATGGAAGTCGCAATGGCGGCGCTGAAGGCGCCTACTGACGCTGCGCGCATCGCTATTCTCGAAGCCGGTGAGGCATGGGAACAGACAACCCGCGCGTTCGCTGCGTCTGAGTTCCTGCGCCAAACGGTCGCCCCGCTTGAACAGCAGGTCGCTCTGCTGGGCCAGTCCGCGCGGGCGCAGGCACTCGCCAATCTTGAGGCGGAGCGCGAGCAGATTGTCCTCGAACGCGGCGCGCACGCATGGGAACGATATCGGGCTGCACGCACCCGCCTGATGGAGGCTGACTTTGCCCAAACGGATCAGGAGCAGTTCCTCACAAGCCTCGACGACATGGTCTCCGCGACAGAAGCTGCGGCTCGCAATATGGCCGATGCTTTCGGCTCGGTTGGCGGGGCAATCGGTACCATCACGGTCGAGATCACCCGCTTTGCCTCTGCACAGGTAGCTGCTGCTAGCCGCGTCGCCGATGCAGAGCGTGAATATGGAAGGTCCTCGTTCCAGTACGCGGACGCACGCACGGCGCAGGCTTCGGCCGAGATCAACCATTATGGCAACCTCGCCTCGGCGGCGAAGGGCTTCTTCAAGGAAGGCTCCGATGGCTTCAAAGCCATGGCTGCTGCCGAGAAAGTGTTCCGCGCCTTTGAACTGGCGATCGCGATCAAAAACGCCGCCGTGAAGATTGGCCTGATCGGCGCGCAGACCGCCGCCAAGGTCACTTCGGATACGGCCATGGCGGTATCCGACACCGCAAGAGCTGGCGTCGAACAGGGCAACTCGATCATCACGACGGGCATCAAGGCGGTCGAAGCCGTGGTGAATGCCATTCGCTCACTGCCGTTTCCGCTTAACATTGCCGCAGGGGCCGCCACCGCAGGCGTCATCGCCTCGCTCGGCATCGCAATTGGCGGAGCTTTTGGCGGCGGCGGCGCCAAGCCCACGCCTGCCAATGACGGCACCGGCACGGTCTTCGGCGATAGTGCAGCCAAATCGGAGAGCATTGCCAAGGCCATCGATCATCTGCGCGAGGTCGACACGCTCACCATGCGCTATTCCGCCGCCATGCTGGCTTCGCTGAAAAGCATCGAGGCCAACATTGGCGGGCTCACCAACCTCATCATCCGCACCAACGGCATGGAGGGGTCTGCCGCCGGCATCCAGACTGGCACCAAACTCACCGGGCTTTTGGGCACAGCCAATTCGATGCTGACTGGCATCTCCAACTTTGCCAGCAGCAAGACAGGCTCGCTGATTGGTGCCGGCATCGGGATGGCGATCGCGGGGCCGATTGGCGCTGCCATTGGCTTCCTGGGCGCCAAGCTGCTGGGCGGTCTGGGCAAGGTCCTTGGCAGCATCGTCAATGCTCTGTTTGGCACCAAGACCAGTATCGTTGGCCAGGGCATTTATGGCAGCGCGCAGCCGCTCGGATCGATCATGTCAGGCGGGTTTGACGCGAGCTATTATTCTGACATCAAGAAGACCAAAAAGTTCCTCGGGATCAGCACCGGCTCGAACTACTCCACCCAGTACACCGCGGCAGACGCCGAACTCGAGCGCCAGTTCAGCTTGATCTTTGAAGGCTTCTACGGCGCGATCTCGGCGGCTGCCGGCCCGCTGGGCCTTTCGCTCGGCGAGGTCCAGTCGCGCCTTTCCGGCTTTGTCGTCAACATTGGCAAGATTGATTTAAAAGGCCTAACCGGGGCCGAGATCCAGGAGAAGCTGACCGCCGTCTTTGGTGCGGCCGCCGATAATCTCGCCCGGACTGCGGTGCCAGGGCTCGAGCAGTTCCAGAAGGTCGGTGAAGGCTATTTCGAGACGCTGGTACGCGTCGCCTCCAGCATCGAGGCGGTGACCAGTACGATCAGCCTGCTGGGCACCTCTGTTGAGGGTCTGAGCATCAGCGCCAAGATGAACCTGTTCGACCTGTTCGGGTCGGCCAGCGACATGGCGTCTGCGACAGGTGAATATTTTGCACTCTATTACACCAAGGCCGAACAGGCCTCGGCGCAGACCGCGCAGATGGCCAGGGTCTTTGACAGCCTAGGGCTTGCGCTGCCGCAAAGCATTGCGGGCTTCCGCGCGCTGGTTGAAGCGCAGGACCTTACCACCGCATCTGGACAGTCAGCTTACGCAGCGCTGATCCGACTGGCACCGGCATTCGCCGATCTGGTCGGCGCGGCGCAGGATGCTGCCAGTGCCGCTGCCATTGTTGATGAGCGGCTGTCACTTGAGCGGCGGATGCTGGAACTCCAGGGCGATACTGCAGCGCTGCGCGCGCTCGAGCTTGCCCAGATCGATATGTCCAACAAGGCGTTGCAGGAACAGGTCTGGGCGCTTGAAGATCAACAAAAGGCAGCCGATGACGCCGCCAATGCCGCGGAACAGCTTCGCAATGCATGGGCCCAAATCACCGATGGACTGATCGCCGAGATCAAGCGGATCCGGGGCGTGATGAGCGATACGCCGACAAACTATGCCGTGGCCCTTACCGCGTTTAACAACGCCTCGATGCTGGCGCGTTCGGGTGACCAGGAAGCAGCCAAGGCGCTGCCGGGCTTGAGCCAGGCTCTGCTTTCGGTCGCAGCCAACACCGCACGGTCGGCAGAAGATCTGGGCCGGCTTCAGGGCCTGACCGCGGCGAGCCTCGAACAGACATTGGCGATCATCAGCCAGGCGAGCGGAACGGAACCCAGCGCTGCGACGTCCGCGGCCACCACGCCAAGCTGGTGGGAGCAGTTCACTGCCAATCAGACGGGGACGCCAAGCATTCCGGCCAACGACGGCCAGAGCGCTATGATCGATGAACTTAAGGCGCTCAGGCAGGAGGTGTCTGACCTGCGCGGCGAACAGAGGAGCGCCGCAGCCACGATCGCGTCAGGAACGAGCAAAACAGCGCGCATTCTGGAACGGGTCACGCCTGATGGCGATGCCATTTCCACCAGGACTGCGGCATGAAGCTGATACGCCCGACCACGCTCACGGACGCAATGCTTTCCAGCAGCACGGCGCCTGAGAATGACTACGCTGCTTGGGGCTCTGGCACAGCCTATGCGGTGGGGGCACGGGTGATCCTGACCTCGACCCACCGGCGGTATGAGGCCTTGGCCGCATCAACCGGGGTTAACCCGGCCAGCGATCCCACCAAGTGGCTCGACATTGGCCCGACCAACCGCTGGGCGATGTTTGATGAGCGCGTTGGCACAGCAACAACGCGGGCCGGGTCGCTGCAGGTGGTTCTGGCGCCCGGGGCTACAGATGGCGTTGCTCTGATCGACACCAATGCGGAAAGCGCTACGGTGACGCTGACAGTTTCTGGGGTATCGCTCTATACAAAGACCCAGAGCTTCAATGCTGGCGGCAATGCTATCGACACCTGGTTTGCCTGGTTCTTCGAGCCTCTGGGCCAGAAAACCAATATGCTGTTTCTCGACGTGCCTGTTTACGAAACCGGCGTCCTGACCGTTAATATAACCCGTGATAATCCGGCAGAGCAGGTTTCCTGTGGGACGCTGCTGGTGGGCCGCCAATTTGACATTGGTGAAACCGAGCACGGGGTGGACATCGGCATCATCGATTATTCGCGCAAGGAGACCGACCAGTTTGGTGCAACCTCGGTCGTCGAGCGCGCCTTTGCCAAGCGCATGACCGCGCGTGTGGTTATGCAAACCTCGGCAATTGATGACGTTCACCGCACACTTGCCGCAATTCGTGCAACGCCCGTTCTCTGGATTGGCTCGGAGGGCTTTGAGAGCCTTACTGTATTTGGTTTCTACAAAGAGTTTTCGATCGATCTTGCATACCCGACCGTCAGCTACTGCAGCTTGACCATTGAAGGCCTGACCTGATCCTTTTTGCCTGATTTAACCTTGAAGGGTATCCCATGCCTATAACTGATCTGCCAACGCCGCCCACAAGGGCGGACGCGGCAAACTTTAACGCGCGCGCTGATGCATTCCTTGGAGCGCTACCGACTTTTGTAACCCAAGCCAACGCGCTTGCGGTTGAGGCTAACGGCTATGCAAGCAATGCATCTGCAAGCGCAGCTACTGCAGTCAATGCGCCTGGTACCAGTGCAAACAGCACGACCTCGTTAGGGATTAGCGCTGGCTCCAAGTCGTTGACGATCCAAACAGCCAAAGCCTTCGTGGTGGGGCAGTGGGTCACCGTCACCAACACGGCGGCGCCGTCCAACTGGATGCATGGCCAGATCACCACCTACAACAGCGGCACTGGAGCGCTTGTTGTCAGCGTCTCTGCGATCGGCGGAAGTGGGACCTATGGCGCTTGGACGATTGGGCTCAGCGCGCCTGCGCAGTCGAGCGCTGCGTTGCTCTCGACGTCGAGCTATGCCGACCCTGTATGGCTGACTTCGCTTGCTGCTTCCAAGCTCACCGGGACCATGCAGATCTCTAGTGGTGGAACAGGCGCTGCGACCGGTGCCGATGCTCGCAATAATCTCGATGTGCCATCCAGAAGCGGTGTTGGAGCGGCAGGCACCTGGGGCATATCGATTAGCGGTTCTGCCGCCAGTGCTAATACGGCAACTACGGCCACACTCGCAGGTACCGCCAATGCGCTTAACATCAGCGGCAGTTATCAGGTCGGCTCGATTGGGATTGGAACTGCAGCTTCCGGGATGGCCGGTGAGATCCGCGCAACTGGCGACATCACTGCCTATTTTGCGTCCGATGAGCTTCTCAAGGAGAATGTCCAACCAATCATAGGTGCGCTCAGCGCAGTACTCGGCATTGGCGGCAAGACGTTTGACTGGCGTGATAGCCACATTGCGGCGCGGGGCGGCGAGGATGGGTTGTTCGTGCGGAAGGCTGATTTTGGCGTGATCGCTCAGGATGTCGAGCAGGTGTTTCCATTGGCAGTCCGCATTCGTTCAAACGGCCAGATGGCCGTTGATTACGCTAAGCTGACCGCACTTGCGTTTCAGGCAATTGTGGAACTCAAGGCCGAGATCAATGCGCTTCAAGAGCAAATTATTGCCCCAACCGAGAAAGGAGGCTGACCATGTCTAACCAGGACCATATTGTAGAAATGGCACTGATCCGGGCCGACCTCGAAGCGATGCAGTCCGAACTTAAGGCCGTCCGTAAGGAACTCAAAGACCTACTTGATGCCTGGAATACCGCCACTGGCGTCGTTCGGTTCGTTAAGTGGCTCTCCACGCTGGTCACAGCCGGGGCTATCATCTTTGCTGCCGTCAAAGGCTTTTCTGAGCGCTAACGTCTCAAAGGAGAACAACCGTGAACCCGCTACCATCAGCTTATGGCTGGATCGATGACCTGCGTCCGCTGCCCCGGATGCTGGACGAAGCCCGCAAGCTTTACGGCACCCTTGAAGTGTCAGGCCCTGCAAACAATCCTATCATTATCGACTGGGCCAAAGAAACAGGCCTAGCCAAGATCTTTACCGCTGACTCCATCCCTTGGTGTGGCTTGTTTATGGCTCTGATTGCCAAGCGCGGTGGCAAGCCGGTCGTGGAAGGTCCCCTGTGGGCACGCAACTGGGCTAAGTTTGGCAAACCGGCGGACAAAGGTCAGTTGGGCGATGTGCTGGTGTTTCGGCGCGCGCATGGTTCGGGCCATGTCGGGCTTTATGTTGGCGAGGATTACGGCGCATACCACGTGCTCGGCGGGAATCAGTCTGATGGCGTGACTATCACTCGGATCGCGAAAGACCGATGCATCTCAGTCCGCCGCCCGCCCTACCGTAAGGCACCGGTTACCGCCAAGCCTATGCTGCTTGCAGCCACCGGCGTTCTGTCAGTGAATGAGGCCTAATCACGCCATAGCCACGCTAGCTTATCTGGGTAAGCTAAATTCAACCGCCCGCCTTTTGGCGGGTTTTTTAATGGAGAAAAGACATGGAAGAACTTAAACCCTGGTGGACCTCGAAGGCCATCTGGACTGGCGTAATCGGCAGCCTCTGGGGCGTTGCCGGTGTTATTGGTATTTTGCCCGAAAATCTTAGCCAGGCTGATGTCCTGACTGTGGTTCTTGCCGCGACCGGGATCGGCGGCGTTCTGTTCCGCAAGACGGCCAAAACTCGGATCAGCTAATCCATCATCAACATAATGGCGGGGGCATCAGCCTCCGCCATGTTCATTTCCAATCGAGGTGCAAGCATGACCAGGCTGACTATTCGCCGCGGTGGCACCAGACGTCTGCGGGCTTTTCTGTACGCAGATATTGCTGCAGGCGAACGAAGAGATCTTGCTGGCCTGATCGCGATGGTTGTTGATCAAAGCCCTAACATTGCTGTGCCAACTGTTAGCATTTGCAATCCGCCCGCTTTGGGTGAAATCGAAGTGCTTTGGACTGACGATCAGACCTCAACCCTAAGTCCCGGGGCGGGCCGTGTTTGGCTGATTATCGGCCTGGAAAACGGCGAAGGGGAGCGTGAAGTCCTGCCGATCTTCACGTTCGATGTCGAATGACCAGCACCATCCAGATTCTCGAGACCGTTCAGACGATCGTCGTCGAGCCGCAAGGGATTGCAGGTCCTCGCGGCGCAACCGGTAGCACTGGGGCCCAAGGGCCTCAGGGACCACCGGGTCCGCTCAGTTCTCTCAATGATCTTTCCGACGTCAATCTCGAGCAGCCCGAAGGTGGCGACGTGCTCATTTTTTCATCCCCCGACAATCGGTGGAGCAACACGAATTCGGCCAGACTGGTCGATGGAGGTAATTTCTGATGGCTAATACTCTTCGCATCAAACGCCGCGCCGTAGGCGGTGCGGCCGGGGCTCCGGCATCGCTCGCCAATGCCGAACTCGCATTTAACGAACAGGACAACACGCTCTACTATGGCACCGGGACCGGCGGCGCTGGTGGCACTGCAACATCTGTTATTGCGATCGGTGGATCGGGTGGTTTTGTTGCAACAGCTGGCGCCCAGACTATCGGCGGGACCAAGACTTTTTCTAGTACGATCTCGGGCTCAATTGACGGCAACGCCGGAACCGCGACGAAATTTACAACTGCGCGTATTATTGGTGTTTCAGGTGACGTGACAGGATCTACGAGCTTTGATGGCACCGCCAATGCTTCGATTACTGCTACTTTAGCGAGCAGTGGGGTCACGGCCGGTACTTATGGTTCGGCAACTCAGGTGGGACAAGTTACAGTCGATGCTAAAGGACGCGTTACAGCGGCAAGTAACACCGCAATCGCATTTCCCATTACGTCCGTTGCCGGTCGCACGGGCGCGATAACCCTGTCCACCAGCGACGTATCGGAAGGCACCAATCTCTATTACACCGATGCCCGGGTCCGCGCTAACCGTCTTGATCAGATGACCGCACCAACGGCGCCCGTCGGAATGGGTAGCCAGCGAATTACCGGCCTTGCAGAGCCAGTGGCCGCCCAGGATGCGGCGACCAAGAACTATGTCGACCTGACGGTCCAGGGGCTTGATCCCAAGGCGTCTGTGAAAGCAGCGACTACAGCCAATATCGCCGCGCTATCTGGAACCATGACGATCGACGGTGTGGCGCTGGTAGCCGGCGACCGCGTACTTGTTAAAGATCAGACCAACCCAAGCGCAAATGGTGTTTATATCGTCGCTGCCAGCACTTGGTCACGGGCAGTGGATATGTCTACCTGGGATGAGCACGTGGCGGCTTATTTGTTTGTCGAACAGGGCACAATCAACGCTGATATTGGGTATCTGTGTACGGCAGATGCTACCGGCGCGCTTGGTACAACATCAATTGCCTTTGTACAGTTTAGTGGGGCAGGGCAGATTGTAGCTGGCAATGGCCTTATCAAGACAGGCAATACACTTGAGGTTGGCGCAGGTAGCGGCGTTGTTGTTGCAGCCACCACCGTTGGGCTAACCGGCCAAGCGTTAGCTTTCCATAACCTAGCAACCAATGGTCTTGCTGCACGCACGGCGTCGGGAACAGTTGCTGCGCGCACACTAACAGCTGGTTCAGCTAAGGTTTCGATTACAAATGGCGACGGCGTTGCTGGAAATCCGACCTTCGACATCAACGAAGCCAACATCACGCTTGGTAATCTTGCAGGTACGCTGGCTGTGGCCAAAGGTGGCTCGGGGGCGACGACTTTAACAGGCTATCTGAAAGGCAATGGAGGCTCAGCGTTCACGGCTTCTGCAAACATCCCTAACACTGACATTTCTGGTCTTGGCACCATGTCGACCCAGGCGGCGAATAGCGTCGCCATCACTGGTGGCTCGATCGATGGCGTGACGCTGGACGGTGGAACCTTCTGATGCCCAGCACCATCCTTCTCAAACGGTCCTCGACCGCATCGAGCGTGCCGGCGGCTGCGTCGCTGCAGGCTGGCGAACTGGCGGTCAACCTTGCCGATCAGAAGCTTTATTCGAAGACTGCGGGCGGCACCGTTGTTCAGGTGGGCTTTGGCAATTTGACTTCGGCGATGGTGACGACCTCGCTCGGTTTCACGCCTTACAATGCCTCTAATCCAAACGGCTATATAACGGCCAGCGCGTCGATAACCGGGGCCTCTGGATCCTGCTCGGGCAATGCTGCCACTTCGACCAGATGGGCCACTGGTCGGATCATCGCTTTGAGTGGCGATATTACGGGAACAAGCGCTGCCTTTGATGGCACTGCTTCGCTTTCGTTCGCGACAACGCTTTCTAACTCGGGCGTCGCTATAGGAACTTATGCTAAGGTAACGGTAGATGCTAAGGGCCGCGTAACAGCGGGGTCTGCAATGGTATCTGGAGATGTGACGGGCGCTCTCGGCTACACCCCAGCGAACAGGGCAGGAGATAGCTTCAGTGGAGGCATTTCGGTCTCGGGCACCATTACCGCAACAGGTGATATCACGGCTTACTCTGACGCATCGCTCAAGACTGATGTCGCCACGATTACAGGTGCGCTTGCGCTGGTAGAGCGGATGCGAGGAGTTACTTACGCGCGCATTGATACAGGGAAACACGGGATTGGCGTGATCGCCCAAGAGTTAAAGGGCGTGCTGCCCGAGGCTATTGCGGAAAATCCCGATGGGATGTTGTCAGTTGCCTATGGAAATTTGGTAGGCGTGCTTGTTGAGGCTTTAAAAGAAATTGCGGCCCGAACCGATGACCAAGCTCGCGATATCGCTGAATTGAAGGCAATGCTATGACCCTGCAATCATCCGGTCCGATATCGCTTGGCAATGTTGGATCCGAACTGGGGCGGACAGTGGGCACAACCACATCCCTTGGCGAAACCGCTGTTAGAAATCTGGCCGCAGTTGCTTCGGGGGCGATCAGGCTGTCAAACCTTTACGGCAAGTCGTCCGTAACATTTACGCCTGCTGGTGGCCTATCTAGTGCCTCGCCCGTGATGCTCTCTGATTGGACTGCCGGTGGAGCAAACGCGTCCGTTACGATACAATGTTCGCCGTCTGCTGTCTGGTTTTGGACGAAAAGTGGTTCGACGGCAGGCATTACAAGTGTTGTGAACGGCGGCACTGCCTCGTCGATCCTGTTTTCGCTTCCAAACAACGGTTACACAATAAGGCAGACGAATTGGAATGTTAGCGCCACCGCTGGGGGCATAACCCGTTATTGGTCGGTTGAACTCATAAATGAGGGATTGGTTTGA